GGGTTTTCAAAAACTCCACTAATTAAAATTTGCCCCGATCCACCTTGATTGATTCCTGTATTAGCTATACCAATATGGGGCATTAAGGAACTAGTAGATGCTTTTGCCTTAACAACAACACCCGATGCGACATAAACCACAGGATCGCCTATACTAATATTCTCACTAGCGGTAACGGTTTCATAAACATTATCAGCAGTTGTAGTAGGATATTTTTTAAATATTTCAAGTTTGTAATCATTAAATTCTCCTTGAATAATGTCATCAAACTCTAATGTGTATTTTTTTTGATAGTAACTCATGTTTTATCCTCCTATTGAACCTTGAAATGTGTCTGTCCTGTTAATTGCCGTAACTAAATCATTACCCGCTAATCTGAATACTTGCTCTCCTCTTATAGAGTTCATAAAATCTTCAAACGTACCTCCTCCAATACCACCTCTATTATTAGCATCACCTCCTGTTCCCGAAGAAGACATTGAACCGGATCCACCACCTTTACCACTAATAGCAGCACTTACCCCACCTAATACTACGGCACCGGCTCCGAATATTGCAGCAGCTTTTGATGCACTTGCAGCAGACATTCCTGTTGCTCCACCCGTGGCTATTATACCGGCTTTATATCCTAATGCAAGAATACCAAAATACATTGCATTTGCTGCTAGATCAGCAGCCATCCCACCTAGTGCAGCTTTTGTTGCTAATCTAATTGCAGTACCTAAATCCTTTCCTCCACTTAGTGCAGTATTTATAGCACCTCCAAATGCCTGTCCCATACTGTTAGCAAATCCGTCAAGAGCATTACCCATTGTCTGATCAAAATCAATAAAATCATTTTTAATTAATTTACCGTTTTCTTGTATCGTATCTAATACAAATTCAATTCCACCAAGATTAAAATAATCTTTCCAAAGTATTCTTATTGGTTCTATATTTTGGGGTATTTTCTTTAATTCTTCTGATATACCATCCGAAATTGACACAGCATCAAATGTTTTTCCCATTGGTTGAATAGAGCCACTATCCGATGCTCTTTCCGGTATCGCTTGCTTCTCTTCACCTCCATATACATCTGTAAATGCTGCTAATGCATCTCTTTCTTCAAATAATTTGTTTTGACGTGCTAATTCATCATTTAATGCTTTTTGAGCTTTCTCTAATTGTTCTGTTATTCCTACTATGCCGTGTCTATTATCTAGTTGAATTTGCTCAACCTTAATTTGACTTTTTATTCTATCTATCTCTTTCTTTTGTTCTTGCGGAGTAGTTGCTAGTTTTTGCGTTAAAACTTGTATTGCTAATTGTCTTTCTTGAAATTTTAATCTTAATTGTTCGGCATTTTCTTGTAATCCCGCTAGTTTAGCATTACTTTCATATATTTCATTTTGTTTTTCAAATGCTTTATTTAAATCTTCTACACGTTTAAGTAATTTTTCTGATGATAATTTATTTTTATCTAATTGCCCTAAAAATTTAGGATATTTAGCAATAAGATTATCTAATATAACCGTATAGTTTCCACCTTCTTTTACTAATCTAGCAACTGAATTTGCCTGTAGTAAGAATGCTTCTTGTTGTTCTTCATTTAAATCAAGTAATTTATTTTCGCTAGTAAATAATTTAGTTACATTATTTGTTATTTTTATAAAAATATCTAGCATTGATTGTGCTGCCGGTAAAAATTTTTCACCAATAGCAATTGCTAATGTTTTCATGCTTGACTCTGCTATTGTAACTTGTTGAGCATATGTATTCATTGTTCGTTTCGCATCACCAACAATACCATTTTCAGTCATTGCTCTCATTATAATAGATAAACGAGCAGTTGTTTTTGTCATCTCATTCGTTTTTTGAACAGATGAATCTAACCCCATGTTAAGTAATTCTTGTTGTAAAGCAGCTTCCTTTAAGTTTATACCAAACTGATCAAGAACTTCCGGAGAACCCGCTAAAGCTGCTAAAAATCTTTTCTGTGCATTTGCATCTTGTATTTGAAAGAATGATGCTAAATCTAAAGACAAGGCTTGCATTTTCTGAGAGTATTTAGCTGCTTCTCTGCCACCAAAGCCTAATCCTTGAAAAAATGCTTGAAAAGATACTAATCCACTTTGTATATCTGATTCTACTCTACCTAAACTTCCGGATAATTGTGATGAGAAACTAGAAACCTCAGAACTCATGTTGGCGAAAACCCTTTTCATCCTTAAATCAGTCTTCTCAGCCTCACCCGCAAAAGTTACCATTGATCTTACGGCTTGTACTGCCATTGCTGCGGAGATTGTTGCTCCAAGTCTAGAGGCTGCCTTACCTATGCCACCTAATGCGTTTTTTACCTTATTTGCTCCTTTTGTGAATTGGGATGATTCTAGGAATGTTTTCAGCGTTAATTTTTCTTCAGCCATAAAGCAAATTTAATTAATATTAGATAGGTAATTGAACTGCTCTATTTTTAATTTCGTCTACCTCTTCTTTTGTAGGTAATGGTGTTTTCTTTTTTAAGTCTATATCGTGAGGTAGCTTGAATAAATCTTTTGGTTTGATTGTTCTCTTTTTACCCATAGCGCAATTAGCTATCATAGTTGATTGATATCTTGTCCTATCCCAATGTTGATTGTGATTATATATATGTGCCTCTAAAAGCCTAATAAAATCTGCCCATGTCAACAACCAAAAAACGTCGGGTGATAAACCCAACGTTCCTATTCCTTGATCCAATATGTCATCGAATGTAGTTAATTTTTTTTTACATCATCCTTGGTTGATTCAATGACATTTCTAGCCATACCGTTATTTGAATCATTATCTAATGTTTTAGAACCAACCATTGTTTGCATTACTTTTTCTGTATCCTCACTAGATATGTTCATAACCCAATCGTAAAAATCATGGATATTGTAATCAATATCTTTATTGTTCTTTTCATCATATGCTACACATCCCGCATACATTAACCAACATAACGCTTTAGCTTGTTTTCTGCCAACAAATGCTTTATCCATTTCAGCTAATTCAATATCCATACCTTCACAAAATATTGCATAGGTATTCATATTAAATACTAATCCTTTCTTTCTGTTACCTATATCAATGATACAAGTACCTCTGTGTTTGTTTTTTGCCATAAAATTTAATTAATTAGTTAATTATTAGGGGTATGCTATTGGAGTTACAACACTATAGGTTAATGCTCCCGTTCCTGTTAAAGAACCGCTATAGCTTACCGGTTGCTCTGCTTCAGCACTTTGTTCTAAAGAAGAAATAATTGCATCACCATACCAAAAAGAACCATCCTTTCCAAAAGCCACCTTTATAGTAGTTCTATCTGTAAAGTATGAGTATAGAGGAACAAATCCATTTGCAGAAGCATCGTCCGTAAGACTAAGTAATGCATCAAAATCCATGCTAAAACTCTTTATACCCGCCATAACCTCAGTCCAAGCACTACTATCCTTAGTAGAAATATCGGGTGTGTCAGCAGATATTGATAGACTAGCTGATTTAGCCAATCCTATTGGTATCCACACTTCTGAGCCTACTGCTCCTTGAGGTATGTAAAGGGTTAATGAAGTTCCGTTAATTGCAGCCATATTGTTAATTTTAACTCAAAGATAGATAAAAAAAATATATATAATTATGTAACTCCGCTTGTAACATTAAAATCAGCATTATAAAAAATTGCCCCCTCATTATTAGCTACTAATTCATAACTAGATACATAACAAGTACCAACAAAAACTGAGTTCATATTTACATCTAAAATCTCAAATTTTATTTTTGCTCCTGTAATAATTAAATCATCTAAGTTAATTGATGGATTTGGCTCTATTGCCCCATCTTCCCAATCTATATTAAATAATTCCCAATAATAATCTGTTGTGTCCCAAGTTTGAAATTTGGTGCCTATTTGGAATAAACCTTGAGCCGAAAAACTAGCGGAACGAGAACCAACCATGTATTCTTTCCAACCGGTAATTGAAGCATCATAAACTACCTCATCCCAAGTTGTATTAAAAGATTCCCAATTTAAATTTGCGGATTCCCAATAATAGCTTTCCCCAATTTCAGATATATCTGATAGCTTAGTGGAAATATCAAGTTCACTCCCGCTAAACGAAAAACTGTGAGATTTTGAATATAAAAGTTTATCGTTATCAATATATAAAAGTAATCCACTTCCATTCATTAACTATTACTTATTACTTCAGCATCAAATAAAAGTGATTTAGTATAATAATCATACTGTCCATCATCATCATTTAAATACCTCTGACTAGTTTGTTTAAATATGAACATCGTGTCACTACCAAAATTAGAACTAGCATCATGTGTTCTAATCAATTGTGTAATAGAATTTGAAATATCATCACAATCGTCTTGCCCACCATAATTCAAAGGAAATTTGGTGTGAACTTGTATCTCTACTTCATGAGTACCGTAAAACCTATCCTTTAAACTAGTGTCAGCAAAATTAGAAGACTGAATAACAATATAAGGATATGATGTGAGATCCGTTGGTTTTGCAACTACAGGAACTCCACTTGCATCATGAGTTATATTCCCATCTAATTGAGAATAAACATATGCTCTTACATCCTTACTTGTATCATTCATATTCTTCTAAACCTTCTAGATATTTATCAAAGAGAACCAAAAAACTTGGCTTTATCCTAAGATGCTTTATATCCTTTATGTTGATTTTATCTTTAATTACACTAAACTCATCTGACTTATCGTAGAAGTCGTTCAAATCCTTATTTACAGAGGCTATAACGTCTTCGTTTGTCTCGGATAGTGTTAGTGTACCATTCTCCTCTAAAGTGCCGTAAACCTCAAGCATTTGCTTCTTAGCATCCACCATTGATTGTGAATCTGATTCAATCTTCTTTATTGCCTTATTTAATAAATAAGTTAAATCAAATCCTACACCTTCTTGTGAAGATTCTATTGCATTAGTTAGAAGAATTAATCCTTTGTGATAATCTTCTGCTTCCTTAAATGTGATTGTTTTATTCTCAAACATTGTCTGTTATATTAATTGTTATACATTCATTTTTACTCATCTTTTGGTATAATCTCTTAAATGCTGATGTACTGCTTGAACCGTTATTGCTTTGGCTTAGTCCATGAGCATTAGATTTTATTCCATCGTTTAGGAGTAGACAACCATCAGAATTTGATGTGTCATTTCCTATATGCAAATATACATAGTTAAAGTCTTTTACGTCTTGTATTTCAAAATGATAATCAAACCAATCAAATTTTGCCCTATACTTTTTGGTTAATCCACTTAATACTTCACGTTTTTTGATGTCATAAAAGCCACAAGGTATTCTTGTTTCACCTTTAACTTTTACATCTCTATACTCATCCTCTAAGACAAAGCATTCAAACTCACCATCCACAAAAAGTAATCCTAAAGTAGAATCACTTTGTGAACTAAATCGCTTTAACTCTAAATTCATGCTGATGCGTCAACCGATGGATCAACCCAATCACCTACAATCACTAGGTTTAAATCCTCTGCTATAATAGTATAAACGTAATCATCATCAGCACCCCAATCAGAGTATTGCGAACCACTAATACCGAGGTTACCGTTTGCTACTTGATAACCTTCTTCTGTTAGCAGTTGCCAATAAAAAGAGGCTGCTTGTCCTAAGGTGACACTTGTCCCTTGTGCTTGTAATTTTACGGCAGTTTTGG